GCTCAGCAACTGTCCACTTCCCAATCTGGCACCAAGAAATCGAAGACATCATCGTCCTGAAGAACAACAAAGGCACAGAAGACAATCGGGTACGCAAACTTGACTACTCAATCCAAATTTCAAAGATTTTCTACGAACGTTTCATTCAGGATGGAGAGATTAGCCTCTTCTCACCGCATGACGTACCGGGTCTGTATGATTCCTTTGGTACTGACAGGTTCGATGATTTATATGTGGGGTTTGAACGAGATGAGTCTGTTCCAAGAAAGACTATCGGGGCACAAAAACTAATCCTCGATCTCCTGAAGGAGAGAGCAGAGACTGGTCGTTTGTATATCATGAACATCGACCACTGCAACTCTCACTCTTCTTTCAAGGACAAGGTGAATATGAGTAACCTGTGTCAGGAGATCACTCTGCCTACAGATCCTATCAATCATATTGATGATGAGTTTGGTGAGATTGCTCTATGCATTCTTTCTGCCATTAATATTGGTAAAGTCAAGACCGATGATGAATTAGAAAATCTTTGTGATCTTTCTGTCCGTGGCCTGGAAGAATTGATTGACCATCAAGAGTATCCCGTAAAGGCAGCAGAACGTGCTACAAAGGCACGTAGATCCCTTGGAATTGGGTTTATTGGTCTAGCACATTACCTTGCTAAACTTGGATTCAAGTATGACTCTCAAGAGGCATGGGATGCAGTTCATGGATTGACCGAAGCATTTCAATATTATCTCTTGAAGTCTTCTAATCAAATTGCCAAGGAGAAAGGATGGTGTGCAGACTTTGGTCGCACCAAGTATGCTGATGGAATTCTTCCTATCGATACATATAAGAAGGATGTTGATGAAATCTCTAGTCAGGAGTTAGAGCATGATTGGGAGAGTCTTCGCGCATCTATCTCCGAATACGGTTTACGGCACTCAACACTGTCTGCTCAGATGCCATCGGAGAGCAGTTCCGTTGTGTCAAACGCAACAAATGGAATTGAGCCACCTAGAGACTATCTGTCCATTAAGAAATCAAAGAAAGGACCACTCAAACAGATTGTTCCTCAATATGGATCTCTTAAAAATAATTATACGCTCCTTTGGGATATGGAGTCCAATCGTGGTTATATTAATATTGTTGCTGTGATGCAAAAATTCTTTGATCAGGCAATTTCTGGCAACTGGAGTTATAATCCAGAACAGTATCCTGATAATGAAGTACCTGTGTCCACTATGGCACAAGACTTTTTGACTACATATAAGTACGGTTGGAAAACTTCCTACTATCAGAATACTCATGATATGAAAAATGATGAGGTAGTAGAGGAACCTAAATCAAATTTAGATAATCTGTTAAACGAATTAGAACAAGCCGAGGAGGGAGAGTGTGAATCCTGTGCAGTTTAAAGTATCTTCCGTAGAGGACAACAACATGACAAAAGTTAAGGGCATGACGGTCTTTAACACTGAACAAGTTAATACAAAGAAGCAACCGATGTTCTTTGGTAAACCTCTGGGTATCCAGAGGTATGACTCGTATAAGTATCCTATTTTTGACAAACTAACTACTCAACAATTAGGATACTTCTGGCGTCCAGAAGAAGTCTCACTGCAAAAAGATCGTGGAGATTATCAAACACTTCGCCCTGAACAAAAGCATATCTATACAAGCAACCTCAAGTATCAGATTATGCTTGACTCCATACAAGGGCGTGGTCCTGGGATGGCTTTTATACCTTATTGCAGTCTACCCGAACTAGAGGCATGTATGGAGGTCTGGGGATTCATGGAGATGATCCATAGTCGATCCTATACGTACATCATCAAGAACATCTACAGTGACCCTTCAGAGGTCTTTGACAAGATTGTGACTGATGATCGCATTCTGGAACGTGCTAGCAGTGTTACAGCAGCATATGATGACTTCATTCAGGGTGCCCATGAGTATGATGGTGGCACTATGTGGGAACTTGCTACAGAAGGTCACTATGCAGGATCTATCGAAAGACGTGAATTGAAACGCAAACTTTATAGAGCAGTTGCTAATGTCAATATCCTTGAAGGAATTCGGTTTTATGTTTCTTTTGCTTGCAGCTTTGCTTTTGGTGAACTTAAACTCATGGAAGGTTCAGCAAAAATTATCTCCCTTATTGCTAGAGATGAGAATCAACACCTGGCCATTACCCAAAACATTCTGAACAAGTGGAAGAAAGGTGATGATCCTGAAATGAAGCAAATCATGAAGGAAGAAGAGGAGTGGACCTATAAGGCATTTGATAATGCTGTGAATGAGGAGAAGCGTTGGGCCGATTATCTGTTTAAGGATGGATCGATGATTGGTTTGAATGATAAACTTCTCCAGCAGTATGTTGAGTGGGTCGCTAATCGTCGTCTGAAAGGCATCGGACTGAAACCTGTTTATGATGTAGCAGCATCTTCTAATCCACTGCCCTGGACACAGCACTGGATCTCTTCTAAGGGTCTTCAGGTAGCACCACAGGAGACTGAAGTAGAGTCTTATGTTGTTGGTGGAATCAAGCAAGATGTGAAAAAGGACACATTCAGTGGTTTCCAACTCTGAAGCGTGCTTAAATAGGGGGACATGAGGTTCCCCTATGCCTAAGAATGAATTGAAGAAAGAAGAGTTAAAAAATCGTGTACTTCAATTAAAAAATGATGTATACGAAGAACCTGATACCGTGTGGCAGGGAGATCGAGATATGGCACATAAATATCTCGATAAGGTATTGAACATTATTGATGAGTATCGATATTGATTATGAGAATCCATGGATCTATTTGGAGAGACCTTTTACTAGTGACGATGTTCACGACTACTATGGTTTTGTTTATAACATTACCAATCTCATCAACCAACGACAATACGTTGGGAGAAAGTATTTTTGGAGTCATCGGAAACCTCCAGGAAAAAAACGCCGAGTAAAAAAAGAATCAGACTGGAAAAATTATTATGGGTCTTGCTCAGAACTTAAAGAGGATATTGAACGACTGGGTAGACAAAACTTTAGTCGCACTATCCTCAGCTTACATAAAACAGCTGGCAAAACAAACTTCGAGGAAACAAAACAACTCTTTCTCAACGGAGTTCTCACAGAATCCCTTGACACAGGGGGACCTGCCTACTACAATAGTAACATCCTCAGCAGGTACTTCCGAAAAGATTATTATGATGGAGACTGAAGAAATTGTTGCTGACGTTCGACAGTGGGCAATTGAAAAAGTAGAAGAGTACAGTGGCAAAGGTGTAGAAAGAATTTACGATCAGATGGCCATCATGGCAGAGTTTGATGAATGGTTTGACCCTAAAGAAGATCTAGAGGTTGTATCGCTTGACGAAATCACAGAAGAGCAGTATGATGATTTTGTTGATCACTCAGACGGTATCGAAAGAGCATAATCAACTGCGGTAATCCCCTTGGTGGTTCAGGATTAGCGGCGATAGGAACCACCATATGACTCAGTAGCTCAGCTGGATAGAGCAACTGCCTTCTAAGCAGTCGGTCATAGGTTCAAATCCTATCTGAGTCGCTGGGCATCAAGAGAGACCACCACCACCTCCTCTCTTGTGTAAGGCCCATCTATGCGGAGTTAGTTCAGCGGTAGAACGCTATCCTTCCAAGTTAGATGTCGTCGGTTCGATTCCGATACTCCGCTTTCCTGATTTAGGAATATGAAACCAGTTGAAATTCTTCTGCTCATTTCCGAGTTAGAAGGTTCCTACACACATACCAAAAAACTTGGTTTCGATAAAGACCGAGATGTCCTTAGAGAAATGTGTGATAGGTATTACAAACTGTACTTTAAACTAAAGAAGGAACATAAATGAAAATGTGGGAAGCAAAATGTAGTGGTTGTGGTAAAATGACCCCTGCAGATAAGTGTCCTCAGTTAATGATGACACCCCTTTGTAAACCATGTTGGCTAAAGAAACATTCCTCCGTCCCTGGTCCGAGTCCAGCTGGAGGAGTCGGGCGAATAGCTCAGCGGTAGAGCATCTCCTTTACACGGAGGATGTCGGGGGTTCGATCCCCTCTTCGCCCATGTCGAATACAAGGTATTACTAATGATTACAGTAAGATGCAAAGAATGTGGAACAGAACTGACAAGCACTAGTAAGGTTCAGTTCTGTGGTTGTCCCAATCAAGTAAGAGTTGTGGATAATAAAGTCGGTGCCGTTGACTTAGACAAAGTTGTAATGGTATCTAATAACGTAGAAAACAAGATTGATAGTCATTTCTCTAGAACAGAACTCATCTATCAAGAAGAACGTCGCAGGCGTAAAGTACGTCGTATAGAATTTGAAGAGCGTTAGGAATTCCTAACTCTATTGATATAGTGTAGTATATTCCTATATTAAATAGTGTTGTAGACACTTTCTTTCTACCATGCATCCAGACGAATTTTCTAATTGGGAAAAAATCAAAGAAACCTTTGAAGAAAACGGCACAACAGATAATTACTTTTATGTTCGTGCTTGTGCTATAGTGGGAGGACAACCAGATCCAATAAAGAAACTTCCAAATGTCTCACAGGATGGATGAAATCATACCTGACCACCTTGTATCTAAAAAGGAGTGTCAGGAAATGATTGACAAAGCAATTGATAAGCATAACAAAACTGCCACTGTTATAAGTGCCATTCTTGGTGGGATACTCCTTGCGTTTTATTCGCATGGAGTTCTTTCTTTAGTTGGCAGAGTTTAAGATATGAGCACTTTGTTTGTATTTGCTTTCATAATGTTGCTTATTACTGGTATGGAGTTAACATGGCCAGGGAGGTATAGAGGTAAATGAATTCACTTGTTTTATTTGCATGTTTTTTACCAATAGGCATAATCTACATAGTAATGAAACTCGCGGTATGGGTTTCTGTCGTAAATGATGAAACCAATTATGTCAGAAAAGAACCTTTACGAAAACGAGGACCCTTTGTGGCAAACCCGTATGAAGACGTTGACGCAGAGGAAGATGAATATGGAGATAGCACAGACTATCGATGAAACACTCTATCAATATTATGTTGTAGAACGTGGTAAAGAAGTCCCTAATTGGAGGTATATTAAAGACCAAGATTGGTGGATAGATTATTTAAAAAGTTTAGGAATGGACCCAAGAAACCCATGAAAGTAGGATTAATCGGATTAGGAAGAATGGGTGAGGGTATGTCTCGCCGTATGATAAAAGCAGGTATCGAAGTCTGGGGTTATAGAAATAACTACGAGAAAGCATGTGAACAATATGAAGCAGGATATATCAGTGGATGTGCAACTTCACTAGAGTATCTTGTTCGGGCAGTTAAATCTGATAAAAAGGTTCATACAAGTGCTGGTAAAGTTCCTGGCATTTTTCAACTTGTTATCCCAGCAGAATTAGTAGAGGAGACTATCAATGAGTTACTACCACTACTTAGCGACGGGGATATTATTATTGATCATGGCAATAGCAACTTTAAGGATTCCAGGAGGAGGGCACTCCGTCTTGAGAAACTGGGCATCCAGTATATTGACTGTGGTACTAGTGGTGGTGTTTACGGTTTGGACCGTGGATTCTGTCTTATGGTTGGTGGTACAACTGGCGCAGTATCTGTCTGTTCCCCCATTTTCAGGGCACTCGCACCTGGTATTACCGCTG